GAGCGTGACCCTCTTCCGATCGCAGATCGAGACGGTCTTCCGGAAGAACTTCGAGAGCATCTTGGCCTTGGCCATGCCCATCGTGGCGGCGTCCATCGCCTGCGCCATCTCGGTCTCGTCACTCAACGCATCGAGTGAATCGAGCACGTAAAGGCCCCTTCCGCCATCTTCAATCGCTGTCACGAACTCAACGAAGTCATCAGCGAACTTCTCGACGGTCTCGCACCCCTGCCAGGGATCAATCGAAGAGGGGAGTCCAAGGGTCTGCGCGTACTGCGTGTCGCATGCCTTCTCGGCGTCATTGTAACGCATCGCCGTTCCTGGGAACTTCCTCTCAAAGTTCGCGAACGCCTCGATTATGAGCCCTGTTTTGTCAGATGACTTATCTCCCACGATGTTGATGACACCACCAACAGCCCACCCACCACCATTAGCAAGATCCAGCAATGTAGATCCGCTACCGAAGGTCTCCTTCGAACTCGTCGCCGAGAAGAACGTACCGCCGTCATCGATCGATGACACGTCGTCTGCACTGGTAGGAACAGGCTCGGAAAGCGGGACGCGACGGCGTTTGATCTTCTTGACCATTGAAGCACTACCTCTGCCAGTGAATCGTCGAGTCAGCGATCTAGAAGGGGAAGTCCTCGTCGTCATCGTCCTCGAGGATCCGACGGGCCTCCTCACTCACACGGCTGGTGCCGGGCTTTGTCACGGACCGCTTCTTGGTCTTGGTCTTTGACACCACCTTCTTGGCCTTCTTCTTGACCGTCTTCCGGCGTGGGGGATCGGGCTCGTCGTCGTCCTCGTCACGGACACGGGACTTGCGTGGGGGGACTTCGAGATCCTCGTCACCGTCATCATCGTCATCGAAGTCGTACTTCCGCTGGGCCTTCCGCGAACCGCTCCGGGTCTCAGGAGCAGCGTCCGTCCCCGAGGACGCCTCCTTCTTCGAGACGGTGCCCGCGAAGACCTTCTGGATGTACTCCCCATCGAAGTGGTTGAGGATCGTGGGGATGGGGTTCTTGACGATCAGGCGCAGCCACTTCTTCTGCGTCGCAGCGTCATCGGAGATCGGCGATGCATGGCGGCTGAACTTGATGCCGTTGTACTTGGTCTTGAGACCCTGACCGTCACGCTTGAAGATCAGGTCGAATCCCTCATCGGGGTGATCCACCTCCAGCCACTCGCCCTCGACCTCGGCCTGCGCCATGATGTCGCGATCCACGGTCCAGGCGGCCAGCCACACCAGGGGACCGTCCTCCTCCCGCGTGCGGTCAATGATGAAGTACGCGACGCGCCGGGTGGGGGCCAGGGCACGAAGCTCCTCCTCGGTGGCCTCGGCCTTGACACGCTCGCGCTCCTCGCAGATCGGGCACCATTCCTTCATCTGCCGGTTCGGGCAGATGTAGGAATTCTTGTCCGCGCCGATCTGGTAGTGGACCCAGACATCGATCCCGAAGTGCTCAGGGTCATCCCACGTCGGGGGCATGATGCGCACCTTCGAGCGGACGTCGGGCTTCGGGCTCCAGGTCTCGAAGCCGTCCTTGAGGACCGCATCGAAATCACCACCACGCTGGTTCGCCCGCTTGCGGTTCTGCTCGTGGCTCCGCTTCTTGTACGTGTACCCGGTCTTCTCGCCGTGATCCCGCATCTTGATTCAGCCTCCTTGGTTCCGATTTCGCTTGACGAGATCCGCAAGGGATTGCCGCCAAGATTGCTGTTTTGCCGAGTGCCACCCACTTGAGATCACGTACGCCGCGATCCATAGACCGAGCAGGCACAGCACACTCAGAGCGATCCACCACCCGATGGACATCTAGAGATCCTTCTTCCAATCCGTCCGGCGACGGCGGGCAAGCTCGCTCTTGCCCTGGTTGGCCTTGGCGTCCCGCTCCGGGCTGCTGACGGCCCGTGTGGCCGTGTGTCCCGCGAGCACAAGCTGGGCCAGGTCACGGAGCATGTAGCCCCGTGACGACCAAGCCGTCCGCAGGGCGTCCCACGTGGCGGACTCCCTGTAGGCGTCCTGGAGCGCCTCAAACGCGGTGATCCTCCGGGGGTGGCAAAGGATCTCATTGGCGAGGGCCTTCTCGGTCACACGCTCACCCGCCTCGGCCTTCTCCATCGCAATGGCCCTGTAGAGTTCGGCCTCCTCCCGAGCAAACACATCCTTTGCCGCGGTGGCTCGGGAGGATGCACGGGCAGCCTGCTCGGCGACCTCGAAGTAGCGCTCGGAGTGCTCGATGATCTCACGGTCAATGTTGCCTGGATCGATCCGCAGCTTCGACTCGAAGAACGCGATGGATACCTCGTGGCGTGGATTGAACTTCACGCCCAAGGGATTGTCGTCGTCACCGTCATCGAGCACAGGACGGGGCTTCTTTTTGATCTTCTTCGTCATCGTATGTCACTCCGTAAGGATCAGCCGCGCCAACGAAAGGAGAAGCGGTGCCATCTGGCTTTGTTGGGGATACGGACGCTCAAAGGCGGACAACACCTCCAGTGCCCGTTCGGTCTTTGCCGAGTGTGCGCCCATTGCCACCGCTGAGAAGTACGCGCAGACAACGATGCGAATGGACTCCGGATTCTTGTCCTTCATTCCCTTCACAACGTCAATCACACGATCCCAAGAGGCGCCCTTCAAAAGCAACTGGCAGAGCTTCCGTACGTCGCCGTCATCGGTATCCACCTCTTGAAGGATGGACAAAGCCTCTGCCTTGGTGCCTGCCGACGCGCAGGCGGCCAGGCCGCTCAACGCACGGCGGGGACTGCCCTGGCTCTTGCGTGCCACGATGGCCAGCACCTCTTCGGGCGTCTCCATCTTCTCGGCGGCAGCCACACGCTGCACCAAGCCGTAGATGTCCTCGATTTCGACCGGCTGAAGATCGTACCGCGTGGCACGATTGCGGATTGTCTCAGGAACCTTGTCGGCCTCGGTCGTGAGCAGGAACCACCACACGTGCGGAGGGGGCTCCTCCGTCGCCTTGAGCAACGCCTGCACGGCCGTCTTGCTCAGGACGTGGCACTCATCCATGATCACCACACGGGTGGACGATCCGGTCATTCCCCGGAAGTTCACTCGCTCGGTGATCTGGCGCACGTCATCCGCGCCGGAGTGCGTCGCGGCATCCACCTCCATGAGGTTGGCCGGATCGCATCCCACTTCGGCTGCGATGATTCGCGCCAGGGTGGTCTTGCCCCCACCACTGATCCCGGTGAAGAGAAACGTCCGTGAAGAGCGCTGCTCCAAGACACGTTTGATTGAAGCCACCACGTTGCGGTGCCCAACCACTTCATCGAATGTCTTGGGACGGTATCGGTTCACAAGTGCCAGGTCGCTCATTGCACACACTCCATACGGATCGCTTCAAACGTCGTCGCCAAGAAGGGTGAACCGCGTTGAAACGGTTGCGGCGGGAAGGCACCCAGGAGAGATCCAAAGGCGCTCCTTGTGCCGATTGACTGTATTTCCCGTCTTCTTCCCCCGCTTCGAGTAAGACGCACCAGCGCTGTATCGATGCCGAATCCAATCCGCAGGCATATGAGCCTCGTGCTCATCCGAATAGCCACAGAGGACGATTCGCAGGCGGGGGTCATTACCATGAGCAATGCACCACTCACGCACCTTGATGCTCACATCATCATCCACTGCAACTGATCCAACACCATACATCCCGTTAGGCGTAAATGTTGAGTATGGAGGATCTAGTACAATCCCAACACGACCGCCACCGCAGGCGAGCACACCATCGGTCAACACACGGGACCAGTCTCCAGTGCAAACCTTGACCCGGTGCAGCCTGTGGTGGAGCTGATTGAGGTACGCAGTCAACTTCTCCAGACTAGGGTGGCCATCATCACCGTAAAAAACCTGACGATGAACCCCGCTGCCTGATCCCATATCGGGCAATTTGCTCTTCCCCACCTTGACGCACCAACCGCGGCCAATCCACGCGGCCTTCCCCCACAGCCACCAACCCGCGGCCTTGGCATCGTAGTACTCAGGATCGCGGACCAACTTCGCCTGACGCTTCCTGCTGGTCTTGAGAATCCATCGCTGCTTGGCGAGAAGATCCACCTCCAGAACAGGCGCAAAGGCATACGAGGCCACGGCCTCGGGATCCTTAGCCAGCGCGCGCCACACGTTGCTCAATTCGGAATCAAGGTCATTCACGACCTCAACAGTCCCCTGGTGTGTTGTGGGACGTGCAAGAAGCACAGCCAAAGATCCAGCAAAGGGCTCGATGTACACATCGACGTCACCCAGCAATGACCACATAAGCTGCGCAACCTTCTTCTTCGTACCAAAGTACGGGAAGGGAGCTTTCAACGACATCCTTCCACCTCCCTTCCCTTACTCAATGGACACATCCGCCACAAGCGGCCCAATGTCCTTGACGATTCGTTTCCGGGCCATCTCGGCGTACTCAGGATTCAGCTCCACAATGATCGCATTGCGAAGCAGTCGATTCGCCACCATTGCGGTCGTTCCCGCGCCGCCGAAGGGATCAAGCACCATACATGGATGAAGATCAGTCACACGTGCATACGCATCTAGTAGTCGATCCTGCGCACGAAGCACCTCACGACAATCCTTCCGCCACTGCCGCATGGCATCTCGATCCTTTCGATCCTTTGGCTTAGGTGGGGCACTGTGCCATGTACCCAGCTCTACGTAGCAAGCGCAGGACGGACGCCAGCCCACGGTTCGCGGGCCAGGGAAGGGAGAATCGTGATCCGCACCTGATGCTCTTGCCACTTTGACATTGGTGACCAAGCGATGCTGCATTGATGTTGAATCAGTACGGGCTACGTTCTTGCCACCGACGCGGCGCTTGGCCTCATGCGCGGCATTCATTCGATTCTGCGAGAACTGTGCGTCTGTTCCCGCCGTCTTGCCCCCGCTGATAGGCTTCCGGGGAGGAGGAGGAGGTTTGCGCAAGACACGCGCCCAGGGCGTCCCACAGGAGGGACAGGCGCCATGTCCTGATGTCCCGGCCAGGATGCACCGCTTCGGGAGATGCGTCGGAAAGGTGGCGAAGTGCGAATCAGGAAAGGGGGTGGCTGTCATTCGCCACACATCCCGAGCATTCCTTGTTGCAGTGGGCTCCCAGGGCTCAGGGGAACCTACACCAACTGTTCTGCGCGCAGGGCGCTCGTAGCCCTGCCCACTGGAATGGGTACTCACAGCGCGCTCGGCAATAGCAGTGCGATCATAAAAGTACCGCGCGGACTTGGTAAGAAGAAAGATCAGCTCATAGCTATGTGTTGGCCGATCGGTCACCGATTCAGGCATGGCGTTCTTGTCCCACACAATGGCGGAACGGAGGTACCAACCATCCGCACGCAAGGCGAACGCCACCATCCAAGGGATGCCGACGAGATCCTTCGATTTGAGTCCAGAAACACCACTACAACCCAGCCCCTCAGCCGTGAACGTCCGATCCGCTCGCTGGCCTGACGTCCCCTGCTTTCCCCCCGTTGAACCACAGTGGCTATCACCTAGATTCAGCCAGCAAACACCATCGTCGCGCAGCACACGGCGCACCTCGCGGAAGACACCAACAAGATTCGCAACGTACTGGTCGGGCGTCTTTTCCAACCCGATCTGCGCATCCACCCTCAGCGCGCCGCACACGCCGCATTTAGATCGAAAGAGCCGCTCTTTCGATCTAAATGCGGCGTTGCTCTTCTTGAGCTTCTTCCCCGTACCGTCGGCCAACATGCCCAACGTTGATGTGCGTGCAACCTGCTCGGCGGTCACCTCGACGTGCTTGCACGTGGGATCCCCACCCTCCCAGGACGCAGTACCGTAGTCACGAAGGTTGAAATACGGAGGGCTGGTCACACAGCACTGCACAGAACCATCGGGGATCTCGGCCAGGCGCTTGCGCACGTCACCAACCAGGATTCGTGTCTTGGGCTTCATTTAAGCTGTACGTAACCTCCATTTGAGCCGGATTCAAACGTCCCGACATCCACCAGATCCGCCCAGTTGCGCCCTACCTGAACCTCGACGGTCAGGGGCACCGTCAGCCACGCAAACGTCGGATGTGGGGGGTGGAGCATCGCTGTAACAACACGCTCCATCGTCGCGTCAAACGCGGCCTTCTCCGGCTCAAACGTCAGATCGTCATGGATCTGCAAACGAGGCTGCAGGTTGTCATTCCCCGTTTCATACGCCTCCCGAGCCATTCGATCCAGGGCGTCATTGGTGATCTCTGCCGCGCCGGATTGGATCGGGGTGTTGACAATCGCGGACATCGACAGCGGTGCGTACCGTCGTCGGCCTAGGGGATTGACGACGTAGCCGTGCTCCTTGTAAAAGGCAACCGTCCGAAGCTGCCACTCCTTGACCGCACTAAACTCCTTCCAGAATCGCTTGAAGATTCGGGATGTCACTCCCTGCGGCATCTGAAGGTAGCGCGCAATCGTCCGCTCCCCGGCCAGATAGAACGCCGGGAACACGAAGAGGTTTTTGATTACACCACGAAGGGCTTTGAGATTGCCGTCGTGCCTCCGCAGGATTTCAGGGTACTCCGCGGCGATTCGCTTGCTCCACTCCAGATGCACATCGAAGTGCTCATGAAGCGATTGAATCAACGTCGGGTCGCGTGACACCTCCGCAATGACCCGGTACTCAATCTGGCCGTAGTCGGTCGCCATGAACACACGTCCACGGCGTGCGTGAACCACCCCACGAATCTCACGGTGATCCCGCTTGGGGTATTGCTGGAGATTGGGGTCCGACGCAGCCAGGCGGCTGGTGTCCGTCCCGGTGTCGGAGAAGGAGGCGTGCAGGAGCCCATCGGGGTGCAGAATCGTCTTCTTCGAGCCAGGCAGGAGGGTGTCCAGGTACGTGCCCTTCAGCTTGACCAGCCCGCGGTGGTCAAGTATGGCTTTCGCCAGGTCAACACCAGCCGCCGACATGGCCTTCAGCACAGCCTCATCCGTCGAGTACTTGCTGCCCCGCTTGCCCTCGGGGCGCTCCAGCATGTCGCGAAAGATCACACAAAGCTGCTGCGGGCTGTTCAGATTCAGACGACCATGTTGTTTGGCGTACTCCCGCACAACGGGCAGACGGTTGACCTGCTCCTCAGCCTTGGCCACCTTCCCCGCGAAATCGTCGCACAGGGCGCGCGCACGGCGCAGGTCCACGGACACCCCCCGGGCCTGCATTACGGCCAGCCCAGGCAAACGTCGTGCGTGGAAGCGGTAGAGGTCGTAGAGCCCCTCGGTGCGCAACGTGGAAGACTGCTCCACCTCCAGCAGCGCCGTTGATTCGGCGTCGATGGCGTTGTACCGCAGGACCGTGTCAATCGGATACCGGATCAGGTTCTTGACGTCAATCTCGGACAGGGACTTGATCCGCAAACCGAAGTAGAGGAGACACCGGACATCCAGCTTGAGCATGCCCTTGCCGCCGTCGATCACGTACGCCTGGGCCTGGGTGCAGTCCCATTCAATCTCAAACAGGATTGACTCGTCCCCTCCCAACCACCAACGATACCACTCCATCTCAAACCGTGCATTGTGCGCAACGAGGCGCTGGCAGCCCTTCAAGAACCCGCGGATGATCTCCTTCAGTTTCTCCAGGCTGCGGGGCTTCCACGTGCTCCCAGGATGGTCAACCGCAATGGCCACCGTTCGTTTGCCATCAGAGACCGCAAGGGAAAGGAGCTTGGCGCCCTCGGCATAAGGACGGAGCTGATTCGTCTCCACATCGGTTGTAACGCACGTCTGATCGAGGTCCGCCAACGCTGCCCGAATTCGTGCCAGTTCGGCGGATCCCCCTCCAAGAAACGATTGATACTCCTGGAGGAAATCGGACTCCTGCAGAACGTGCGGCTCTGGCAAATCGACCAGATCATCCCAAACGCGGCCGAGATCGGTAAACCACAATGGGAGCCGGTCCGCATCGGAGCGTGACCCCGGAACCTTCTCACCCCGGCGATGGCGCTCCTCAGCAGCCTCAACGCGCACGACAAAGCCCGGATGAAACACAGGATAAACCCAGAAGGCATGGCCATCAATCGCGAATGGAAACCGACGGCCACGCCACCCGTTGATCCCTCCTGTCGCCCCAAACCACGCTGCCGCAATGGGACCGAGCGCCAGCACCGCACGAGGCTTGCTTTGTGCGAGGTCAGCCTCGATACGAGGAGCGCAGCACGCCACCTCATTGGGCTGGGGGTTCCGGCCCTTCGGTGGTCGATCCTGGATGACACTATTCCACCGAATCCGCTTGCGGAGGTTGGTCGGGATCTCCGCACGGAGGCGTTGACCCGCCCGCCCCAGGAGGTGCCGCACATGATGCCCACCGAACTTCGGGATGTCCTCGTCCGGGGTCTCGTCCTCAGCTTGCCCCGGTGCCTCATCCAGGACATAGAGCAGGGGACGCTCCGCGCCGGTCGGCGGCATCTTCGGCGTCAGCACATCCGCCGCGGACAGGGGACAGGCACGACACCCAAGCTGCCGCAGCCGCGCGATCGGAAACGTGGAGCCCTGGGTGCCTGAACGTGCGGATGCTTTGGGGCGGGAGTCAGCCCGTGTCTCGAAAAACCCAAATGGCGATCGAGCCATTGGATGGATCGACTAACTACCGGCCGCGACGAGGAAGCAGAAGGAGCCGTCCGCATCGAAGAAACAGAACTTGGGGCTCGCATGGAGAACGAAGCGGTCCACACGACCGATGCACTGAGCGGCCACAGCGGGGGGGATCTTCACGTTCATGTCGGCGTGCTTGCCGATCTTGAAACTGTCCCGCGCGTGCCCCAGGGGCGTTGTGACCTCCACGACCATCTTGCCCCCGGAGATCCGACAGTCGGCGGCAACGTCCCGCATGTTCCCGATCAGCACGCTGGTCCGCTTCAGCGCTCCGAACCAAGTCTTGGGCAGGGGCACCGCGGCCTTGAAGTTCTCATCGGCGTCCGAGAAAAGCCCCTGAAAGAGCCCCAGGTTCTTCATCGTGGGCACGGCGCTGAAGAGTGTTGTGCCCTCGCCGATCATGGCGGCGTACCACTCATCGGAGAGGTAGATCGACGTCGTTCCGCCCTTCTTCATTCCGGCCAGGAATAGCTCGACGAACCGTCCGGGCAGGAGGGGATCCTTGCCGCGCAGTGCAATGGGGGTCTTCATCTTGACCACCGCGCGACTTGCAGCGGCGTCGTCGCAGGAGTAGAGGACTACCTTCCCCTTGGCGATCTCCACCTGCACACCATTCCGCCAGGGTTGGGGGCACCCCGTAGCCATTGAGATGGTCACGTGCTGCAGCGCTGCCAGAAGCTGTGGCGTAACCTCCAACCGAGGGCAGTCCCCCAGCGACGGTGGCGCAAAGATGAAGTCCTCCTCGGGCAGGACGGGAAACTCGGTAGAGGCCCTGCCGCACTTGACCTTCATGCTCGACTCGGTCACGTCCAGGGTGACCACCTTCGCCCCAGCGGCGCTCAACCAGTCCTGCATGGGCTGCCCCCGCACACCGCCCCGCCAGGGCGTCACCAGCGGCGTCACCAGCGCAGCGGAATCGTCGAAGGCGAAGACGCGCTCACCGTCGAAGCAAAAGCAGGGGTGAATCGGCACCAGTGATTTGGGGCCCCCCAACGTCCCACTCACACTCTTCAACGCACTGAGCAGCGCGGTTCTCTCCATGTCCATCCTCCTGGCAACAGTGGCAGTTGTCGTTCGTCGCAAGCACATACGGAGCAACACCAGGCGTCCCCTCGCGGAAACGCCTGGCATGTGTGAAGTGTCGGGGTGAGCGGATCACCGCGCGATGGTGAAGCCCATCGCGGTTGCCTGCTTGATCAGGCCCATTGCCCCCTGGTAGACCCCCCGGAGGGTGTTGGGGTCGAAGGTGTGGCCCTTCGCCTCGGCCAACTCGCCGATCGTCTCGACGGTGGCGAGCTGGTTCTCCAGGCAGAGGGCCCGGATCACGTAGCTGCGGTTCTGACGCAGCTCCCGCGGCTGCTTCTCCTTGGGGGCCTTCGGCTCCCGGACCTTCTTCTTCTCACGCTTCGGCTTGGCCGTCTTCGTGGCCTTCGGTGCGGGCTCCGGCTCGGCCGTCTTCGCTGCCTTGGTGGCCTTGGCCTTCTTCGGCTTCGCGGTCGTGGTCGCCATGTCAGAATCCTCCGTGGGCGTCGCTCCGGCGTCGAGGGGAGTGAGGTTCATCTCACGGCCACCCTTCCGCGCGGCGTTGATCTCGGTTGCCGTCTCGTTGACCCAGCTCTGGGCCTCGTCGGAGAGTGCGTTCCACTCGTCCTCCGGCAACTTCGTTGCAGCCCTGGCCACCCTGACCAGGAAGTCCTGCGTGGTCTCACCTGTCTCCTGCGTGACGCCCGTCGCCGCGAGGAGTTCGCTCTTGATGCTCATCTGTGCCTCCGGTTCGTGTTCCTCCGGCGTTCCTGCCGGGTTGCTCAATGGACACATACGATCATCGGCTACGGATGTATCCGATTTCGTGCCCACTTCCTCATCCTTTTCTGCGCGGAATCGAGGTTTTCCTCCTCGAGCCCCGCCTGCCGTGCAAGGCACTGCCTGCGCGTCTCCCGGACGCCGTCCTCCGTCCGAGTGCCTGCCAGCTCCCGGCCGATGACCAGCATCGCGTACCCACGGAGATCCTCCGGCACCTCCTCGATCAGCTCCCTCAGCTCGATCCGGTCCATCGTCGTCATGGAGTCCGGGACCGAGGCGAAGAAGTCGGTGGTGTCCGAGTCGAGATCGGCGGTGATGGTCGCCGTGCGGGCCTTCCGGCGCAGGAACTTGTTGGTCAGGTCGATCATGCGGTTGCGGAGCGCCGTCTTGTACATCCAGACGAACGCGGCCCGGTCAGGCTTCCACTTCCGCCCGGCCACCAACTCCGCGTTGTCCTCACGCGTCGCCCACGCGCGGTGCCAGCGGTCGGCGCACTTGTTGTACACCAACCACGCCTCCTGTAGGAGGTCGTCCATGTCGTAAACCGCGCGTGTGTGCCAGTGGTTCTTGGCGCAGAAGGCGCGGGTGATCCCTTCGATCATCCCGTTCCACTCGGGGACGTAGGCTGTCGGTTCCATCGTCGGCTCCTTCCCGTAAGGTTGACCAGAAGGATACCAGTGACCGAATCGGATGCCACCTGAATCCCCACCCTAAAGCGAAAAAACTGATCGCACGAGGGCACGTGCCTCCGCGGGGAGCAACTCGCCAGGATCCTTACGGTGGTGGGGCAGCCGCGCCACCAGGGGGCGTACGGTCGGCAGCGACCGCTGCAGCAGCCTGGCGGCAACGTCAGCGCCTCGATCGAAGAGGATCGCGGTCCGCTCGCAACGGCCCCCCCGATCGGATAGTCGGGTGAGTTGAGCGTCGGTTACGTCGGTACCCATTGTGCCCACCACGTCTACACCAAGGGTCCGACAGGCATCGGCCAGCGGAATGACGTCGAGGGGCCCCTCCACAATGATCAGGAACCGTGCGTCCCGATCCGGGCCGGAGAAGAGGTACTCCTTGATCGTGTGCCCCTGGGGCTCAGCACGGTACCGCAGCTCGGCCTTCCCGATCGCACGTCCGGTCCACCCGACCAGGTGATCACCATCGAACACAGGAAGGATAAGACGATCCCGCCACTCGCCGGACACGGCACACCTGATGGAATAGTCGCGCACCACGCGATCGACGTTTGGCAGTCCTCTCGCCTTGAGGTAGGCGTGGAAACGTCGGGTGATTCCCGTGCCACAGGGAACGCGGAACTCCGGGGGGAACACAATGTCCGCACTGGCCTGCGGCTTTGGCCTGGTGCCAAGGGCATCAATGCGGCGACGAATCTCAGCCATTGGCGCCGCGCTGTGGGCTCCCTCCTGGTCCTGGAGGTACTCCTCAACCTGACGCACGTTCCAGCCGGTGATTGCGCGCACAACACGAGCAAGGGGGCCCCCGTGCGACCGCACACGCCAACAGCCCCAACGGGTACCATCGATGCGGATACCGAAGTTATCCCGGCCCTCGTCCTGGCACCAAGGGCATTGAAGATAGACATTGTCCCGCTTCGTCGTGTACTCGATCCCCAATGAATCAAGCAGCCGAACGGGATCAAACATCCTGCTTTCCCTTGATCACCGCGTCGAAGAGGTCACGGCCGTTCATCAAGGCGTCCAGCAGCTTCTCGTCCACCGTTCCACGGATGACAAGGTCGTAGATGAATACGTGAAACTCCTGACCATGCCTCCACAGGCGCTTCTCCATCTGGCGGCGCTTGATGGGGCTCGGCGGTGACTCGAAGAAGATCGCGTAGTTGCCTGCCTGCAGATTCAACCCGTAAGCAGCGGCATCGCTGGCCACCAGAATGTGGAGCCGCCCATCGATGAAGTCCGCAACCGCCTTGTTCTTCGCCCTGTTCGATTGCCCCCCGTAGACCCGTCCAACGCGGTACTTCTCCTTGCGCAGGGCATCGGCCAGGAGTTGGCCGGTGAACTTGTAGAAACAGAAGACCATCACCTGGCGCCCGAGGGGAATCGACGAAAGCAGCTCCAGCAGGAGATCGAGCTTTGGATTGGACGGGAAGATCAGGGGCTGCTCGGTGCCCTCGTCATCCTTGGGCAGGGCGTACCCCGAGGACAAGCGCCGCAACCGATTCCACGAGTTCTCGGTGTCCCGGAAATCCCCCTTGGCAGCACGAAGCTCGTCCATCGCCTGCTCGTAGAAGGCAGCGGTCGATGCGGGGAGGCTGGCACGACGAATCAAGAGGTCGCCACCGGACACAAGGCCCCCGGTGATTGGTGGAAGGTCCACCATCTCCTCGGACGTGTACTTGATAGTCCGGTGCGCCAACAGACGATTGAGGTTAGGGGTGAGCGCCTTCTTGAAGTGGTACTCGAACCCACCCCAGTAATTCCGTACCGTCGAGAAGAACGCCGCACGGAAGAGCCCCAACGTAGGCCCCAAGGACTCACCCTGATCGATCAGGTAGAGCTGACTCCAGAGATCATGAGGCTCGTCGCCAAACGGGGTTCCCGTCAGCTCATAGACATGCGGACGGCCGATCTCCACCTGCTTCCGCAAGCACTTGAACGTCAGTGATTGATGGTTTTTGATCGCGTGCGCCTCGTCCAGGACCAGGCACCCGAAGCGCTGGGCAGCCTCCTCCAACCGTTCGGCGCTGGGCACCATCTTGCCCTTGATCCGATCGCAGACCATCGAGAGGTAGCCCGCGTAAGTGATCACCACCATCTCCGCGTCCGACTCCCAGAAGATGGAGCGGCGTTCAGCGGGGGAACCATCCACACCAATGGCAGCCAGATCGGGGCGGTGCTTGGGCGCCTCGCGTTCGGCCCACTCAGGCACCTGCGTACCGTAGGGCACCAGCACCAGCGCTCGATTGAATGACCCCCGATCAATGTGCCATCGAACCAGGTTCAAACTGATGGATGTGTTATGTGTGAGAACGAAGCCACGTGTAACAAACAGTCCATCCGGAGCATCGACACAGATGCACGTACAGAAAGAGACCCCAGCAGGGCTGATAGTGGAGATAGCATGTGTTGGGTAATACTTCCGTTTTCTCCCAGAAAGCACAGCCAACTTGGTCTTGTTTGCGAGAAATGGAGAAATGCCCTGCGGAAGGTTGATCGACATCCTGTAATAAGGCCGAGCACACTTCCACCCAGGAAGCTTTACATACTTCACCTTTTGACGTCGGGCCACACCACCAAGCGACTGAACAAGAAACTCAACATCTTTATAAAGCTGCTCCGATGCAGTGAGCCACCCCACCCCACGTGAAATATCACCATCTGTATCCAAAATGCCCTGCAAAATCAACACACGATTCTTGGGACTAGCATAAAGATACTTCTTGGGGATGAACTTGTCACGGGAATGAACTCCATTCAACCCCAGAGATCTAATCTCCTTAGAAACACCCAAAATGCTCGATGAAATCCCATGAGAAGCGCCCCACACCACACCCCGCCGAGATAACTCCTCACGAACGGCGGCCTTCCTCGCACCAAGTGTAACCACCGGGGTGGCGGATGAGCTGACACACCCATCACCAAGAATAACACCCAAAACGTAAGGATCAATACACAACACATCAGGCTGATCGTTGAATACCACGGGAGCAACCATTGGCAGGTGGTGCATCCGGTTCCCATTTGAATCAACAAGCTTTTCACGAATTACATCTAAAGATCGAACACGAAAAGGCTTCCCCCGCTTTTTATCAATTGGGGACCGCGTAGCCCACAAGTGATCATCGGTACTTCTCACCTCAATTCCATCGGAAAGCCTGATTCGAAAAACAGGACGAACGCCTTGAGGAAAAACACCAGTCACACGAACGGCTCGTCCAGAAGAGCCAATCACGTAGTCACCAACACGGAGAGATCCCATCTCCACCAAGCCCGTCGGAGTCCACACCAATTCATCATCAGGTAGCGCTTTCCCGGCTCCCATATCCAACCAGAATGCATAGCCTGGGTACTTGGCACCGAGGAGCAGGCAGATCTTCTGGTGTGTGCGTGGTGGCAGTGGTGACGGACGCAGTGGTGGATCCAGCCGTGCCAGCTTGGCGTCGAGCTTCTTGTCGGAGTACCGCTTCGCCTTGCGCGAATCGGCCAGATCTCTCCGATTGAGGAACTCCCGCACCGCCGTCCGGCTGATCACACCTCGTCCTCGGCTGTGGCATCAAGATCGGCATCGCCGCTCATGGCCCGCCAGTAGTCATCGGTCATCAAACAGGAGTCGAGAGCGAACTGGCCCACCTCAAACCGCTGGGAAAGCAAGATGGTAAACCGATCGGCATCCTCACGTCCCGCCGCGACAAACAGCCGGGCCAAGCCCAACTGCTTCTCCTCATCGGTACGGGACAGGGTCAGCACGGTATCGGCCACAGCGATCTTCCCAAAATCCTCGGATGCGTTGTAGACGTCCACCTGCTTCTGCTTAGTGCCACTGCGGTTGGATTGAGTCACAGTGGCAATGCCGATGTTGCGCTTCTGCGCAAGACCGCGCAACCCGACATACGTTGCCCGTGTGGACTCCCGCAGGTGGTGGGAGTCCAACTCCATCAAGTCAGCGTAATCCAGGCAGATCAGGTCCGGAATGATCCCATGGGACTCCAGCCCGTCCAGGTACGCCGTCAACCCCCGCAGGGACAGCTCGCCAGAGGGAAACTCCTTGACGATGAACTTCGGCCGGTTCCGAAGGCGAGATTGAAACTTGCGCAGCTTCGCTTCCACGCCAGGTGCATCCATTGACGTGTGGCGCCGGACATCCACCATCTCCAGATCCAGAAAGTACCCATCGTCATCCCGTTTGAACTTCGGCCGTTTGATCGCGGACAGCTCTCGTGTGGACAGTCCGAAGAAGACCTGGAACGCACGCTTCAGCACCAGCGGGCGCTTCAGCTCCAGGGTGATGTAGACCACACACCGCCGCCCGTGGAGCAATGTGTGCTTCGCGAGATTGAGGAGGAACCATGACTTCCCACCCTTCGCCAATGCGATCAGGAGGTAAAGGCGCCCAGGGCCAGGACCCAAGTTCCGCGCGTCCAACTCCTTGATCCCGGTGGGCCAGGTGTCGTCCTCGTCCGTCAGGAAGTCAAGTGCGCCCTCATCCGTGATCGCCGTGCCCGGGTCGAAGACATCGATGCTGGCCTTCAAACACGCTGACAGGGCTGACTCAGCCTCCTCCAGGCCATCCACTGTGTCACGATCCATCGCGGTCGTAGCCAGGTCCAAACCCATCCGGACACGCTGGTACCGGACGAATGCCTGCGCCGAATCGATGATGTAGTCAACGTGAATGGACGCCGCAGTATCGACCATGCTCTCGAAGAGCTTCCGGAACACGGGCGCGCGCTTCTCATTCCGTGCGCAGAGGGCATCAATCAAGTCCTTGGTCTGCTCCCCCGGAGGAACACCATACCGATCGATGTACGCGAAAGCGGCCTCGGCAATCTCCCTGTAGAAAGGATCATAGGCCCTGTGAGGGATCAGGTTCCGGACGAACCTGGCGCCCTTCACACCATCCACAAAACAGAGAATGCTGATCAGGCTTTCCTGGATCGCTCCCGTGAGTTTCACGCCGGTCCTTCCCTTCCCGACGAAAGGCTCATCCCCTCAAGGCGATACGTGCAAGACAGACAACACACACGTTGCACGTACCACCAAGTGCGATGACGTCGCAGCCCTCATCCGCAATCTTCGTCAATACCTCGGAGTACCGATCGAGGCGACAGAAGACACACTCTCTTGGCGGGTGGAAATCCTCCGTCGGATTGGGGCAGTGAAGCTGCTCGTACCGGCACCGATAAACTCCAACTCCACCACCTGGATCAATCACGGTAGACACCTCCGAAGCCTCCGTACATTCCGCTGAAGGGACTTGATCGCACCACCTATGGACCGTCCCCACCCGATCACAGTTGCTTCCTGTCGCCGCCCACGCGCCGTCCCAATGTGAAACTGCACCTCGGCGCGGTACCAGCCACCCTCATAGAGGAACTTCCCCTGATGAAACCTGTTGTTCATCATTACGGTCACCGAACGCTCAGGGGACCACCCCCAAGCCCACGGACCCCGTCCAGGAGTGTCGTTCCACTCAACAGCGACACCAAGGATGCGCTTCGGCAGACCAGCGAGTTTGCTCACGCTGAAGACTCCTTTCCCCGTGCAGCATCAACCCGACGGCGCAGAAGGAAGGGGAGCATGCCGGTGGCTCCGTAGCCGGGGAAGGCTGCATCAACGCATGCTCCAACCTTAGACAGGCCATACAGGATGGTCACGAATCGATCCTCCATCTCCCGGATCGGCAGCCGCCGAACCAGGACTTCCAGAAGGATACGGATCGCCAACCTATGCTCCCTCCGTGTCTTCGGCTGCAGGTGCTCCCTTGCGTACTCCCACACGACGTCTGAGCCACACAGAAGCGCCCTGCGGGCCTTGGGCACGCGCAACGTAGCCTGGACCGTGTGGGGCACCGAAACGCCAGCACGCGCACACACGTCGGCCAGGACGCCAAAAACCGCAACAGCGCGCTGGTGGTGTTCGGTGCCAGCCTGCTTCCCCGCGCCGGAAGCGAGGAGCGCTGCGGATATCATCGAGCGCTCGGCAGCGGTCAGTTTGGGAAGGGAGGCAAGAATTGCCTCTACCGGGACCGGAATGTGCGGTCGGTTTTCCGTGCCCATTCCACCACGTCCCTCTCACGGAATCGAATCGCATCCTTCACACGACCGGTCACACGGACATACGGGAGGGACCTGCACCGTCGCCACTTCTCCACCGTTGCCTTGGTGACGCCGAAGCGAAGGACCAGATCGGCTGTGGTCAGCAACTCCAGTTCTTCAACTACCGTTCCGTGCATCGATTCCATGAATTCCTCAAAAGTTGGTGGGCCGGGTGGAAAGGGCGAATGCGAGGTTTTAGGGGAAAGGAGATCGTCAGGCCCTTTTACAGCCTCGGGAGGTGGCGAACCACCCGCCCACCATGAATGTGTAATATACCTCTCAGTGTGCCGGTATCCATAACCAATCCACGCACAACTTTTTTGATGGTGCATGAGGAAGTCACAGCTCCAGTCGCGCACGGAACGCTGCGAATTCAGCAGCCATCCGATCCAGCGCGCGACGGGCCTCGTACGCGACCTCCGCGACGCGGTGGACACATGGGTGGTCTGGTGCGCAGTCACACTCACCACAAAGACCCCATAAGACCTCATCAGAAATCTCAGCAGGCTGATCGAACCACTCCTCACCAAAATCACCAAAAAGGGTGGGGTGCGTCACACCTACACTCCCTCAACCGTGCGCTGGAACTCGCGGACCCACGCCGGATCGTCCTCATCAATCACGCAGTAGGCATACTCGCCGTCGGCGGAAATCCGCCCAACCGCACCGCAGTGGTCACATGTGGACTTGGCATCCTCCTGCACGACCAGATGGTCCGGCAGGGAGCAACCAGGCTCACACTCGGTGTAGTCCTCACCGTCACCACAGTACGCAGGGAAGTCGATCTCGTCGCCGCAGACGTCACAGGAGAACGACAAGACGGGCTTGCTCTCGGCGCTCACGCCTTCACACCCTTCGGCTGCCCGTCTCGATCCAGCGTCTTCTTGAACGCAATGCCGCCCGCAACGTGGAAGACAACGATGCCCTCCGGTGACATGAACCCCGGGGACGCGATCGAGCCCGACGCCCCCAGGGAATCGAGAGCATGTTGCGCCTGCACCGTCGAAAACTCACCCTGGTACAGCACCGGAACGACACTCACACACGCCGGAGCCTCAACCGTCGTCTTCGGAGGCGCACGTGGGTCCGGTGATGCAAAGACCCGCGGCGTTTCACCATGTGAATGCCAGCGCATGGTGTTGAACAGACTCCACCGCTTCTCTCCCTTGGCGAGACCGTAGCCGCGCTGGATGCCGGAGCCCCACCACTCACCGAAGTGGCGGCCCGGCCCGAGAAGGGTGATCTCTTCAGCATGATCGAGTACCCATGCGGCAAAGCCGAAGTTATCGTCCGCTGGGGTGATCCAGCGGTTGCGCGAACCCGCGTAGATGGTGAACTCGGTGCCGACGACGGTAGGTTCTGCCCCGCTGACGGCGGCCTGATCGGCAGGCACGATCATCACCTGCGCGTTCGTGCCGTCGATCTTCTCCGTGATGAGCGCCTCACGCGACAGGCGTGTGATCTTCGGGAATGGCCGGAAGTCCACGCTCATGGTGTCGTCACTCATCGTCATCCTCCGCGCGAATGTCATGGAACGCCTCAAGGTATCCCTCGCACCAAGCATGGGAATTCATCGGCGTCATCGTGTGTGCTACCCACTCCTCGTCATCGTCCGGGTTCGCCTCATCGTGATACTGACCGATCGCATCCGCCTCGTCACGAGCAATGCAAATGAACTCGATGTCGTTCTCACCCGGTGCGGTGACAGCGAATAGTGCAAACTGATCGGTGTGAGTCAATGGTATCTCCCCGTGAAAGGGTCAGGCGACGGGCACTTATTCCATACGTGGCACACGCTCCTGAATCAGATCGGCCAGCACATGCAGGCGATCGTAGAGATCCGGGTCGTCGGCAAGCAGCCCGTTCGTGACCGCATGGATGAGCCGATTCGCATCAGACATATACGACACGCCGGAACGCACCAAGCCAGCGGCATCGACCTGCTGTGGGGTGAGTGTCTGTCCGGCAAGGTGATGGATCGGGCGCCGAAGAAGTACGGTGTTCCCCTTGGAATCAAACGCGGTCTTACGCTCGATCAGTGCTGCCAGACGTGCATTGGTCAGGCCCACCAATCCAGCGATCCGCGAATCGTCCCAGCCCTCCTCACGGAGGAGCATGGTGGCACGGTGGATGTCGGCGGCACAGAGATCCTTGCTCCCACGTCCCACATTGGTCCGAATCGCGTCAGCCTTGATTTCACCCTCGCTCTTGTAGGTACGGTACTCGACAGCAACAACTGCATCGGGACCGAACAGGCGAATGAGCGCACGACGCCGGTGAACGCCATCAACAATGCGCTTGGTGGACCGATCCACAAGGATTGGCGGAATGGTCGCACCAGCCTCGATGGCGTCCTTGATCTCGGTGACGTGGCCATCGTAGACCGTGTTCCGCGGGTAGATGCTGAAATCTTCAATCAGCTTCGATGCCCAAACCTGAACGATTCTGCTCATCTTTCAATCCTCCGGTGTAAGAAGTAACATCGAGCGAACGCTTCTGGACTTGGGGTCTCATGCCACTTGGTGCGCTCGTCTCGATTGGATCTCTCTAGGTCGGTGGCTCGCTCTACTTCAATGGGGATCTCGGACGTTCTTGGCACGCTTGCCCTACTTGGGGCTCTCATCCTTCGTTGGCACGCTCACGCTGCATGGGTCTCTCGTAGGCATTGGCACGCTACTATCTGTTGGGTCTCTCATAGGCATTGGCACGCTCGGGGTCGTGGGGTCTCTCCTCAATCGTGGCACGCTTGAACCGGATGGATCTCTCATGCTTCATGGCGTGCTTCATTCGATTGGGTCTCTCCGCGTGCGTGGCACCAGACATAGCACACGCAAATCAACTGGTTCAGCCCCGGCCATTCCGATCCGCGCCGCCACGGTGGGTGTGCCCGAGCTTGTCCTCCTGATACGTTCCGATCACCGGCAGCCCCTCGGCTTTCCGCCAGGCGGTCCAGAAATCGGCCAGGAGCATCTTCACGCTCTGGCGCATGGCGTCATTGTGGCGGTGCGCCGCACCCTCGCCCCAAGGGGCCCAGCTAGGCGTGAACACCGTCCCCGAGGCGTACGGCAGCCCCAGAGCGGCCTTCTGCTCCCAGGTGAGCCGCGCCTTCTGCATTCGGATCTCGTCCTTCCGGTCACCAGACTCGAGAAACGCCGCCTCCCGGGCTTCGTACTTCGCACGGGCCGCCGCCACCTCCACGGGGTACTTCTCATTCTCGGTGTTGCCGACGCAGTTCCAGCAGCCGACCTTCTTGCCTGCCTCCTTGGTGACGTAGCCATCCGCCCCCTTCTTGGGCTGCACCGCCTGGCCACTCCCACCACAGAGCATGCAGGGCCCCCGCTGATTGCGCCGACGCCGGACGACATCACGATAGATGTCGTGGTACTTGCCATGACAGAGCTTCACGAAGCTCTGGCCCAGGAGGTACATCCGCGTCCGCAGCCAGGAGTTGTAGCTGTTCCGCTGGCCCTTGGTCCGACGCGGTGATCGGCCCGTCTCCTTATCGAGACCCAGCCCTGCGAAAGCCCAGAAGGAAGAAGGGTACCGAGCAAGACGAATGTCGAACTCGGAGAGCATCCCCGCCGCGATCGTCGGGCCCATGCCATCGACCGCCATCAACCAGGGCCACATGATGTGTTCGGCACCGATCCGAGCACACTCACGCTTCATCGCATCTTCCAGCCGTTTGGTCTCGGCCAGCAACCGCTTGTTGGCGGTGATCTCGTGATCGGTCAGGATGACCTTCGGTGCTTTTCCTCCCTTGGGCACACCGCGGTTGCCGTGCCCCTGACGCAGCTTCTGGACGTCGTAGAAGGTCCGTACCGCGGACCGCAGACGGAAGATGAACGGGTCCATCACCTTCTGTTCCTTCTTCGGGGGTGATTCAATGCTCGACATGGGGATCTCCTACTTTCCCGGTCTGGATCACCAGCAGCGTGCCAATGATCATCAGCGGTACATACGCTCGTCAGGATGGATCCTGCTCTTGATAATCAGCAAGAATTGATCGGTAGCACCCTGTAGATCAGGCCATCCTTCTGGATCCTGCGGGATCAAATGACAGCATTGATGACCTGTAGCAGGATCCAGTGGCTATTGATGCCGATCTAGAGGAGCCCGCTGCTGATCAATGCAGGATCTACAGCGGTAGCTGTTGATACCCATGCTGATCAAGCCAATTCATGCAGGATTAGGATGCTTATCAGCAGCTTTTCTACTTCAAGCATCAACCGTGGTGAGACCCCAACCCAGCGCAATCAAGTAAATCATGAGATAAACTTGATCGTCTGGGTCAGAGTAGCGGCAGGCGCATCAACACGCGGAGCCGACCCCGAGCCGTCGTTTCACCATTTACTCCCGGGAAGAGCCACTACTCGACGGTCTAGAGTGCATCGAATCGCTCCGATGGCCTTGATTAGGTCTTCAACTGATCAAGGGCTTATATGCCCCGGTAATGTGTTGGGGCACCCGTAGCCTCTGTGACACGCCGTCCGGCGCTGCCACGGGATCCGCTTTGGTGTTTCCCGGAGGTACTCAACGGGGGGATCCAGGCTGGGCCATGTTCACGCGGGGCTCGCGTCCCCTTGCTGTTCGGTGTTCCCCAGACATGGCCATGAACCGGGGCCTGCTTGTCCTGCGCGTTCCCGCCGCGCTTGAAGGTTAGGACGTCACCTCCTACTTCTCGATCATGTTCCGGACGGTACTCCCTACTTCTCGAGCTGGGCTGGAGCGGGGGCGGTGTCGAAGTAGGAAAACACCGCCCCACTGGCGTCCAGACCAGTTCAAGCCCTTGCGGGCTCGACGTGGGGAGGATACGCGCATGGAATGGTCACGTCAAGCGCCAACGTTTGCGCGTGCGCCGACTTTTTCGTCAGGACGTCCCAGCGCACGGAACACATGGCTGCGTGGCGCACAGGCGGTGTCAGGTGGTCGCTGCGGCTTTCGCAACCACTTGCTCAGCCAACTCGATCTCCTGGATCTCGTGGCAACAGCAGATCCCGACGCTGTGGTCCCGGAGTGGCTCCCGATCGCCTTTCCGTATTTTCTGCATCCAGGAAGAGCTTTCGATCGTATCTTCAGGTGTGACGTGTGTATTCCACACGCAAGGAGGCGCTCATGCCGATCACCGAAGCTCCGATCAAGAACCGTACCCTCTGGCGGGGTGTGCCCCCGACACACTGCGATCTCTGCTGTGGATTCCTCGGCGGTGAGGTCTTCATCGACGGCAAGACCCAGATGGGCCCCTGGGCCAAGCTCTGCTTCGTCTGCTGGATCGACCATGGCGTCGGCTGTGGCACCGGCAAGGGGCAGATCTACGAGAAGATCGGGTCGAACGTGTGGGCAAAGGTGACCGGTTGATCCGTATCGGCCCTGTGCCATGCGCATCGCAATCGTCGGCAGCCGGAAGTGGTCCTACAAGCTGAATCAGCTTGAGGACGCCATCCAGCACCTGATCGATGCAATTCAGTCTGCAGATCCCGATGCCATCGTTGTCTCGGGGGGAGCCGTAGGCGCGGACACCGTCGCCGAGCAGACCGCACGCGCCGCGGGCCTGGGCGTCCTGATCTTCCCTGCGCAGTGGGATCGGCACGGCAAGTCCGCTGGGTTCATCCGCAACCGCCGGATCGTCGAACACGCTGACCGTGTTGTCGCCTACTGGAATGGGACCAGCCGCGGGGCGAAGAACACGATCGATCTGGCCGTGAAAGCCAAGAAGCCGGTCATGATCTACTACCCTGACGGACGACGGGAAAGGCGCTAGATATGGCCGTCGAGGAACTTCGTGGCTGTGGGACGAGACGCGTAGGCGGGACGTATATCGTATCCGACCCAGGGGGATCGGACTGCGAGCGCATGCCGCTGCCCCTGGTCGCCTGCTCCCACTGTGGAGAAGGGATCAAACAGAACCGTGGGTTCCGTTGGGTGCCCTACGAGCGGATCTTCGACGGGGACCCAAGCAAGGCGAAGCCCTGCGGAATGGGGATCAAAGGACACTGCCGGACGTGTCCGGTTTGCACGCCGTCGAAGCTGGCCAAAGGATCCCCACTTGGCCTGGTTGGCATCCTCTGGATCGGCGCCCGGTACTACCCCACGCCTGAGGACTTCCTGGAGGAGGCCAGCAGGCTGGGCGTGTCGCGCCGTGTGGCGGCCTGGCCGAAGGGCTTGACCCCTGGTACCTCCTGGGTCGCAATGGCGCACCCAGCCGCACAGCGTGGCCCGGAAGGCGAACCCCTGCCGGGCATCGTCCACGTCTTCCGCCCGGCGCGCATGGAGCTGATCGTCACACCGTCCATCCGCTCGGAGGATTGGGTGCAGCGCGCGGTGAAGCAAGGGGCCACACTGATCGAGGTGCCCGACAACGATCCCGATCACGCCCCGACCGGCAAGCGCGTATCCCCCCGACGCAAGACGATTCAGCGGCTGGAGAGACGGGCACCCCCGCCACCGAAGTTCGGCCTGCTACGTACCCCGATCGAAGAAGGGAACACACCATGAGTAACGATTGGGACGGTGTCCTCTTTCGGCACAGCACAGATGCACGAATTTCACTCGGCTGGAAGCTGATCGAGGAGGACAACTGCCCTGCGTTGATCTTCGCATGCGCTGTCTGTTCCTTCGCGGATCGCAATCGGTATTCGAAGCGCCTTGCACGACGGATCATCTCCGGAAGGATTCGGGCACACGCCCGAGGGGGAAGTACACCTCGTTCCGTGGTGTTCGTCTTCCCAGACGAGGCCACGAGGGACCATGCGATCAGACGCATGATCGGTGTGTTTGACGAGATGACACGAAGCAACCTACATTGGATACACGCAAACGTACGCAGCCGCGTGGAGCTTCACTCCTGGATCATCGTGGCGCTGGGACGGCAGGCGTGGGCTGAAAGCCCTACCCCTTCCGGTTCCTGATCTCGGCTTCCAGTGACGTGATCCGGCCGCGAAGCTGCGCGTCCCGTGCGTCCCGTGCGGACGCCTCGCGCCCTGCTTCAGCCCGCGCATTCTGCATGGCCGCGCGTAGGTTCAGCTCCACCTGCTCCTGTGCTGCGCGTACGTCGGCCAGGGAGCGGCTCAGTGCGGCGATCCGGTCCTCCTTGGCTACCGCTGCCCTGGACGCCTCAACGGCCTCCATGCGTGCCGTAGCGAGCGTTGTGCGTGTGGCCTGGTGCGCTTCGCGCTCCTCCTCCAGGTCGGACCGGACGTTGGCCA